TAACTTAAATGTTCTGGTGGCTAACACTCTATAACATTCAGTATTGATGGGACTCCATAAATCAACTAAATCATTCCCAAATCCTGCGGATGTATTATTAAATTGATAGAAGTCATTATTAGCCGCAGGCGTAGGAATATGAGTGGGGTCTCTTTTATCATAAAAGATATACATATTCACTTGCACTGGTTGCGGAGCTGGGTTAGTTACAGCATCATAAGGTAAGGGTACCAATGTTCCTTTAAACATACACTTCTTTGTTCTAATTTCATTTCCAACGCGATTACTTGATCCGGTTCCCTGATCGATCTGAACAAAGGTGGCCCGAGGGGCCAATGGAATTATTCCACCGTCAAATGCTGATACATTGTTTGGGGGTGGAAGAGCTATACCAAAATTAAAGTACTGTCTGCCTTTATTTTCAGTATTTCGGGCGATAGCCCGTTTCACGATGCTTTTCACCGATGTAGTCGTTAGTTTAGTCCTATTTGTCTTAAACACCTTCTTAGTCGTCTTCTTTGAAGTCTTCGCTTTTACCATATAATATACTAAAAGAAAATAAATCTATAATTTATTTTTTATTCTCTTTTCCAAAGTTAATGCCGGTACATTTCATTAGAAAGAAGAGAAAGGAGGGAGAGAATGGTAATACTGATCTCTCCCTCCCCACTAAGCAACCATCTCAGTTGATGCGCTGGTTCTTTACATATAATAATTACCCTGAAGATGCAATTAGATTGCTAGAAAGTAAATTTCAAAAGATTTGTACCAAATATGTTTTCCAAGAAGAAGTAGGCGAAACTGGAACGCCTCACTTGCAAGGATCCATATGGTTATGGAAGCCTATGCGTTATACTGAATTTAAATTAGCACCTCAAATTCACTGGGAAAAACTACGCAACGAAGAAGCCTCAAAAGCGTATTGTCAAAAGAGTGCTACCTCTATAGGGGAACCCTACCTGTGGGGTTGGCCGAAGGCTATTAAAATTATAGAAAATTTAAGACCTTGGCAACAGAGTGTTGTAGACTACATTGACACCATACCTGACGGTAGGAATCTTTTATGGATTCATGAAGATGTTGGAAACACTGGAAAAAGCTCTTTATGCAAATACCTTTATGTTACCAAAGGGGTGATAGTTATACAAGGAGGCAAGCTCGCGGACATAATGAATATTATTTTTAATATCAATATGGACAATGTAACATGTATAATAATTGATGTCCCGCGTAAGAATAAAAACAATGTCAGTTACGGTGCCATTGAATGTATTCTAAATGGTATGATTACCAATACTAAGTACGAGACAGGGATTAAAGTTTTTAATCCTCCACATGTTATAATTTTGTCTAACTTTGCACCTAATACCGATGATACGCTCAGTGCTGATCGTTGGGACATCAGGGAAATAATTAACAATGAGTTAATTATAGATAAAACTTCTATGGATGATATCCAAAGATAAACACAAGACATCCGCGGGACCGCTGGAATGAAACATTCCGTGGGTCCTCACGCGAACATCATGAGGTCTTGCGCCGCTACGCTGGGCTCGACCGGGGGGGCCGCAGAGGCGTGGGACCCCCCCCGCGCTTAGCTTCGCCAAGCTTTATTATTTAATTTATTATGCGTCTTCATAGACATAATCAATCATAAATTGTACCTGTGCTACACGGGCAGTCGAAGCAAATTGACCACCTGATGCAGCGACAGGCAAGAACATACAATACAATCCTCTGGTAGTAGGGATTGAGTTGTTGTCATTAAACTTAACATTTTTGGGCAAGTATTTTGTAATATCTACAGAGAAGTTACAATTATACTTAAAATCGTTATTTGCGAAGGACTGGCCGTTTACACTGACACCAGTGCCTCCGTTATTGGCGAAGCCTAACTTAAATGTTCTGGTGGCTAACACTCTATAACATTCAGTATTGATGGGACTCCATAAATCAACTAAATCATTCCCAAATCCTGCGGATGTATTATTAAATTGATAGAAGTCATTATTA